GGGGGGTTATATCCCTAGACCCCCCTCTAAAGCCCCAGAAATGCCCACCAAACGCAAGAAAACCAAGAAGCCGACCCCCTGCCCCGACTGCTCGTTCCGGTGCCGATTTTGCCCATATTGCGGCAGTCCGCAGCAAGGCTTCCCGCGCGCACGGAATACTGCGATAATGAGTCGGGAAACAATCAAGAAAAATGGCCTACACCACACTAAATAAGGTTGAGCAATACACCCAGCGAGACCTCTCCGGTCTCTCGGCCTTGGTGACCACCCTGATCGCTGCCGCGACCAAGTGGATCAATAACTACTGCGGGAAGACCTTTGAATCAGCCAGCGAGACCCGCTACTATGACGGCAATGGTCGCAACCGCCTGCTGATTGATGCCTTTACCGGCACACCGACCGAGGTAACGCTACTGAACTATGACGGCTCGGACGATACCACCCTAGCCGAGGGTGCGAGCGAGGACTATGTGGCCTACCCGCTGAACGCGACCGAGAAAAACGAGCTGGTGCTGATGCCGAACGCCAGCCGGGGGATCTTTGCCCGGGCCTTTGATAATATCCTGGACGACAACCCGCCGGGCGACTTTGATATGAAACGGCTTGTGAAAGTGACGGCCAACTTCGGAGCCAGCGCGAGTGTGCCGGACGATGTCTCGCTGGCGGCGACGATGCTGGTGGCAAAGCTGATAGAGCGCGGCAGCCACGCCGGAGGCGAGATCCAATCCGAGAAACTGGGAGACTATTCTTACACCCTCAAGGCAATGGACGAGGAAGCGCAGATAATGGGAGTAAACCAGATCCTAGACGCTTATCGGGATATAGAAATCTAAAATGTCTATCCTCCATCTGGCCACCAACACGATGATCCAGAGCCGGATGACCACAGTCTCCGGCAGTAAGCAGGCCTTTGCCACAGTCACCGCCGAGCTGCCGGGGACGCTCCAGCCTCTCCCCGATACCGAGCAAGGCCAGCTGCGTGACGGCGCATTCGGCGTTACGTTCCAATTCTTCTGTGATGGCCACTACGACATCCAAGAGGGCGACCGCCTCAAGGACGAGAATGGCATCTACTACCGTGTGAAAGCAAACGGCGTGGTGCGCCGCACTTACGGCAGTCTGGATCATTTAAAAGTTATCTGCGAACGGCTATGATAAAGACGGCATTCCAAGGCTCGGAACAGCTGAAACGGATCTTGGTCAAACTGCCGCAGGTGCTGATGGATGCCACAAATCGCGGTTTCTACAAGGTCGGCACGCTGATTGAACGGCAAGCCAAGTTCTATTCCCCGGTAGATACCGGCCGGCTGCGGAGTTCCATTTTCACAGTAGTCGGACATTTGAATGCGACTGTTGCCACCAATACCGAATATGCCATCTATGTCCACGACCGCACGCCATTCCTGACCACGGCCGCGCGCGAGGTGGTTGGCAGCAATGACGTAGCTAAAATTATTGTGAGTGAAATAGAAAAAGCCCTATGATCCAACAAATCGTCCAAAAACTAAAAGCTATCCTAGACGCTAATACCCTGCTCCAGACCAGCTACTCCTATGAGCGGGCCGACCCCACCGGCACGCCCTTTGCCACCATCACTCCCAGCGCTAACGAGAGCGACTACAACACCACGACCGAGAACAAGCGCACCTATGCCTTCCTCATCCGACTCTTTACGGAGCGGGCGGGGCAAACTCAACCGGAAGACGCGGAGAATGCGATGCGGACGCTGGTGGATAGCGTGCTCAATGACCTGGATTCTAACTACACCCTCTCCGGTATGACTGTGCCGACCGGCTACACTTTCCACCTGATGCGTGCGGCTCCTAGTGCCTGGGGTTATACCGGGGTGGGTGAAAATGAATACCGGGTAGCGGAGATCAAGGTGCAGTGCGTGGTGAGCGTTGACGTTACCTTGATATAAGCATAAAATTGAATTAACATTTTAAATAAATATCTATGGCAAAAATGATTGGCAGATTGGTGGATGTGGGGCTGGCGCGGGAAAGCTCGCGCGGCACCGGCGTAGTGCCGGCTTACTACCTACCACGCACAGTTTTCACTGTTGAGGATAAGGTGACCAAGGTGAATGAGCGCTCTAGCTATGGCAATATCGGCTACGAGGGCAATGACGCTCCAGTGGCTCTGAAATGGGCTGAGGGCGATATTGAATTACCGCTCTTTGACCGGAGCTTTGGTCTATTCCTCTACGCCCTGCTCGGCTCGCTCTCCACCTCCGGCCCCTCGGACAGCTTGTATACGCACACTTTCTCCCTAGCGCAGAACAGCCAGCACCAGTCACTGACGATTGCGGTGAAAGAACAGGGCCTCTCTACCTCTATGCTGTTCCAGCTAGCGATGATTGAGAAGCTGGAGATCAATATCGTGCCGGATGAGATCGTAACCTGCCGAGTAACATTTATGAGCAAGCGATCCAAGGACTACAGCTTCTCCAATGCCTCGGTGATTGCTGAGAACAAGTTTATTGGCCGTCATCTGACCTTTAAGCTCGCTTCTCTAACCAGCGGCCTGACGGCTGCCAGCAATATCCCGCTCAAGAAACTGACGCTCCGCTTTGAGAAGCGGCTCAAGACCGACTTCGTCCTTGGCACTGTGGACCCGGAGGACATCTTGAACCAGGCCTTCTCCATTGAGGGCGACCTGGAGCTAAACTTGGAGGATAAGACCTACCGCGCGCTGATGCTGGATGGCAGCTACCGCGCCGTGCGTATTGACCTGACCAATACCGATGCTCTGATTGGTGTCAGCTCCCGGCCCCAGTTCACCCTAGACCTCTCCCGCGTCCACTTTGATGCCTGGGAGAGTGACCGGCCGAACGATGAGATCTCTATGCAGAAGCTGACCTTTAAAGCTCTATACGACATTACCAACGGCAATATTATCAACAGCTGCACGCTTAAGAACGCAGCCTCCAGCTACTAAAATGAGCGATAAAGTAATCCTCCAAGATAACCGACCCACCAAGGAGCTAACGCTGCCCTCGTTCCCCGGCAGTAAGGTCACGATCTACTCCTCGCTCCTCGTCCGCGACATCCAAGGGATGCCGACAACCGATGCCCTTGGTTCCGGTATCAGCACGATGCACAAGCTCATCAAGGACTGGAACTTCACCGATGAGGACGGCAACGATCTGCCGGTAAGCGAGGAAGCGGTGAAAAATCTACCTCTGGAAGACGCCGAGTTCCTAATGAGCGAGGCGACCGAGTTTGCCAAAGCCCAAAAAAAAACCTAGCCAGACTAGCGGCGCTGGCGGTGCAACTGGGCTGGACGGAGCAGGAGCTGATGGCCACCAGCGTTGACTTTGCCGATGAGGTGGCACGGATTTTAATAGAAAGGAGCCACGCCGCTAAACAAAATGGCAGACACTAATGTAAGAGTAGTCTTTACTGCCGAGGGTCTGGAGGCCCTGACTGGCAAAATCAAAACCTTTGCCGGTGTGGTCGGAGGGGCCTTTGCTGCGAAAAAGATTCTTGACTTCGGTGCCGCTTCCGTCAAAGTCTTCCAAGAAAGTGAGGCCGCCTTTGGCCGTCTGGAACAGATCCTGCGCACCTCTACCCAGGCGAGTGATGAGCAGATTGACTCCTTGCGCCGTCAGGCCGAGGCGCTGGAGGAGGTGGGCGTAGTAGGGGCCGAGGCGATTATGATCGGCCAGGGCCAGCTAGCCAGCTTTGACCTCCAAGCAAAATCCATCCAGGCACTGACCCCCGCTATCCTCAACTATGCCGTAGCCGAGAAAGGAGCCAATGTCTCCTCCGAGGAACTGAAAGCAATGACGAACGGCCTGGCCCAGGCTCTCCAAGGCAACTTCGCCTCCCTGACCAAGACGGGTTTTATCCTAGACGAGAATACCAAGGCGCTGATCTCCAACGGCACCGAGGCCGAACGCGTGGAGGCCCTGGTAAAGGTGCTGGATTCTACCTATGCCGGCTTTAACGAGACCGCGCGCGCGACTGGCGAGGGAGCGCTGGTGGGCCTCCAGTTCGCTTACGAGGATCTGCAAAAAGCCGTAGGCGGCGCACTTAGCGAGGGCATCACTCCTTTTGTGATTGAGCTGACGAAGCTCGTGCAAAATCCGCAGTTTGTGTCTTTTTTTGAAAGCTTGGCTAAAGTTGTGATGGGTGCAGTGACGTTTGCCTTCAAAGGCTTGCTTGGTCTCCAAATGGCTCTGACTGATGCCTTTGAGTTGATGTTTTTAGCGATTGATAAAGTGGTGGGAGCCTTCAACCGGATGGCTGATGCGGCGAGGAGGGCATTTGATGCGGCAAAGCGGATCGGAGGTAATGTGGTAGGGGCTATCACCGGCCGCGCGAGCGGCGGTCCGGTGCGAGCCGGAACCCCTTATGTGGTTGGTGAGGAAGGTCCGGAGCTATTTGTGCCGGGAGCTAGCGGTAACATCATCCCTAACCACGCGCTCGCGGGGGCGGGCGGTGGGATCAACATCTACATCAGCGGCAACACCCTGCTAGATAGTAACGCCGGGGAGCGGATCGCCGAGATGATTATGCGCCGCTTACGCGGGAATCTAAGACTCTAAAATGAGCATTATCGTCACCATCAATGGGACCGACCGCACCGACCAAGTAGAGGCTAACTCGCTCAAGATTGAGAACATCCTGACGCGGAAGCGCGATACTTGCCGCTTCAATATTCTCTCCCACGCCGGAGACTCCATCACGCCAGTTGTTGGGCAGGAAGTGATAATAACCTACGACCCTGGCACCGGTAGCGCACGCGTCTTTGGCGGTGTGATTGTGGAGCTGGAACAGAACGCCCTAACCTATGGCCTGGTGCGCTGGGAGGTGAGCTGTCAGGACTATACTCGTCTACTAGACCGCCGCCTGGTGCCGGATGTCTATACCAATATGACGGCTAACGAGATCATCGCTGACCTGGCCGACCGCTACTTTCCTTCTGATTTCACCACCGGAGGCGTGGATGCCGATGTGGTGGTGCGGGCCGTGAGCTTTAACTACAAACCGCTCTCCAAGTGCCTGGATGAGCTAGCGAATATGATTGGTTACGACTGGTATGTGGACTATCACAAGGTGCTCTACTTCTTCAAGGCCAACGATAACCCTGCGCCCTTTGAGGTTACCGATACCAACGGCAAGCACGAGTATGAATCGCTGGTGATCCGCCGCGATAACTCCCAGGTGCGCAACACCATCATCGTGCGCGGCGGCGAATACGAGGCGGCCAGCTTCACTGCCGAGGTAGAGGCAGACGGCGATCAGACTGTCTTCCCTCTGGCTTACAAGTTTGAGGAGGATAGCTTCATCGCCACCCTTACTGGCGAGGTGGTAGACCACGGCATAGATACAGTAGACGATGCCGATGACCACCGCGCGCTCTACAACCGGGATGAGAAGATCCTCAAGTTCCGCGACACTCGCAAGCCCTCGGCCGGCGCGGTGCTGCGCTATGGTGGTCGGCCGCTCTTGCCGGTTATCGTCCGGCAAAGCTCCCCGGCGGCGATCTCGGCAATGGTCAGCGCCGAGGGTGGCGATGGCGTCTACGAGCACCTAATCCTGGACAAGACCATCACCAGCAAAGAGGCCGCCCGCCAACGCGCCGCCGCCGAGATCCAAACCTATGCCACCACTCTCTCCGAGGGCGAGTTCCGCAGCTACTCCCACGGCCTGCGGGCCGGGCAGAAGATCCGCATCAACTCGGCCAGCCGGGGAATTGACGAGTATTTTATTATCAATAAAGTGACCCTGGCGCAGTTTGACTCCAATAACTTCTTTTACCAGGTCTCGCTCATTACCACCCGCTCCTTTGACCTGGTAGACCTGCTGATCCAGCTGGCCCTAGACAATACCAAGGAGATCGTCATAAATGACTACGAGACTTCCGAGGTGATTATCAACCTAAGCGACGCGGCAACGCTGGCCGATAGCCTCGGCACCTTTACCCCGACCAGCGGCCCCTACTACTATGATTCCACTACTTTTCTAG